TTTATAATAAATAATAATAATTTATAAATTTTTATATTATTAAATGGAAGACACAATTAAGATTTTATTTCACAATAGAGACGCAGCAGGTGTAAACTATTTCAGAACACAGACACCCGCAATGGAATTAGAAAGATATCATTCAGACGAATTTCGAGTAGAAATTAACCCTGAATTAGATTTTAATAAACCTGAAACAATGGAATATCTTAAAGGTTTCCATGTGATTCATTATCATAGACAGTTGATACCCGGAATTGAAAACGCAATCAGACTATCAAATGAATTAAAACAAGCAGGTGTTGTATTGGTAATGGATGTGGATGACTTTTGGCATTTAGATAAAACTCACCCATATTATTCTATTTCAAGAGAACAAAAACTCTATCAAGAAATAATGGATAATTTAAAACTTGCTGATTATGTAACAACAACTACAGATGTTTTTGCAAAAGAAATTCGAAAGGTAACAGGGAAAGATAATGTAGAGGTTCTATATAACTCAATTGATCCTGCATGGATGAAGCAATTTAAAGACAATTGGACTCCTGACCCTGATGGTTTGGTACGTATTACATATATGGCAGGATCATCCCATAAGGGCGATGTACAACAATTAAAAGGTGCAATTGCAAAATTGAATTCAGATAAACAAACACATGGTAAATTCAAAGTAATTGTTGCTGGTTGGGACACGGCAGGTAGTACAACTGATATTACTTTTAATCAAGAATTTGCAAAGGTGCTTAAAAGAGTTGGTTTATGGAATAAAGACATGGTAAAAGCAGTTAATAGATCACGTGGTGATGTTGATGCTCTACCAATTCCATCTGATATAAAAGAAAAATTTAGAGGTAATGTTTTTATAACAAATAAAAGAGATATACATTCAGAAGAATCAATTTATTTGGAGTATGAAAAAATTCTCACAGATAATTACGGTATTATAGATGATCCAGATTATATAGAATGGTTGGGTAAATATGAAAGAGATAAATACCCAAAGGAAGATCACTATGCACGTAGATGGACTGAAAAAGCAAATATGTATGCAACAGTTTTGGATGAAACAGATATCGCTATTGCACCACTTGCTGATCATAGATTTAACAATATGAAATCAAACTTGAAGCAAGTTGAATGTTGGACACGTAAACTTCCAGTTGTTTGCACAGACGTTATACCATATAATGTACATGGAAAGCATATGGAAAATTGTGTGTTAATACCAACAAAAAATACAAAAGGTGAACCTATCAAAGATAAGTATATGGATAAGCAATGGTATAAATATTTGAAAAAACTTATCTTAGATGCTGACCTACGTAAAGAATTAGGTGAAAACCTTTACAAAGAGTTTGGTGAATTGTATCATCTAAAAAATGTAACTGATAAACGAGCAAAATTTTATAACTCAGTCGTAATGGAAGCATTAAAGGTAGTATAATGGCAAAAAAAGAAGATGGTAAGGAAAATATAAGAAAGAAGTTGGCTGCTGATGGTGGTAGCCAACCTTCTAAGGTAGAAATTGTTAAAATATATAAAGATTTTAACTCAAAATTTGAATATCTTATCAATGTTTTTCATCAAAAATATGAGGTTAATCCAAACTTTTATATTCAAAGACATGAATTTAATGCATTAAGAGATATCATCTTTAAGGATTGTGTTTGGTGTGTGAATGCACCTGTATTTGATTACAATAAAGGAATGCATAGTGTAACACCGATTAATCTTCAAAACAAACATGCTGAAATGAATAGAATCAACCAAATATTTGTTTTTCATACCGTTTCAAGGGCAGAAGGGGAATTACTTATACACGGTATTTATCTATAAATTTTTTTATAACTATTTATTAAAAATAATAATAATTAGTAAAAAGTTATAAAATGGATATTTTTAAAAAGAAAGATGGTGATAAAAAAGTCACCGTAAAAAGAACAAATGTATTGGAATCAATAGTTCATACATTAACAACGGGTGAACCCAATGCAGAAGTTGAACACATTAGAAAAGTAAACGAATTGGCTGGTTCTGATAAGTTTAAGAATAAATTTAACATTCATGAAATTGATGTTAAATTAGAAAAAGATAATCAAGAGTTTCTTAAACTAATTCATGATCGTCAAGAAAACTTTGCCAAGGTAAAAGCATTAAATGAAAGAGAAATTAAGAAAGCAAAAAAATCTTGGTTCTATAAAATGAAATTGAAGACTAAAGTTCAATTAAGAATCTTCAAAGATAAATTAAATGAGATTTGGTCATTTATAAAACATGAATTTCATACCACAAGAAAACTTGTATTTTTAATTAATGACTTATTTTTTGGTAAGGAAAGAAAAAATAGAAAACTTTTTTATAACCATAAAAAAACATTAATTGAAAAAAATGGTTATTACAAAGGTGAAGTACGTTATAATAAAGTGATCAAACAACTTACTAAAGCAGCAGAAATAAATCACAATATAATTCAAACACATGGATAAATTTATTGATTGGTTGCGCAAAGGGTTTCTATGGTTGTATCTTGCAATTCATGGTATCATACTAAGAATTAGTATTGCGTTATACAACGTTGAACAAGAGGTCATGAAAGCTGACCCTAATGATTTAGATGATAAGAATAAGTATAATCAAAGAATGCGTCATAGAAACCCTTTGGTTGAAAAATTATTACAAGGACAACGAGACGAACAGTTTGTTCAAGATTATTACGAAATTTTAAAAAAAGCAGACAAATTCTTACGTAATTCTACTCCCGAAAAGATTGCTATGACAGCAGATAAGTATGGGATGAATTTTGGTCAGAAAGATAAGTGGGGTAGAAGATATGAACACTATGGATTCTATGATCCAAAGAGTAAGAATTATGGTAAGACTATGGCAGAGGTAATGGCAGCAGAAGTTGAAGAACGTAGAACCAAAGATGATGATTTTCCCTTAGAGTTTATGTTTGATAATGCCCCAATTGAAGGTGGTATGTTAGTAGCTACCGAAAAAGAAATAAAGAAAGCAAGAGAGGGTGTTTCTGATACAGGTTTTGAAGGTTTAAATTCATATGAAGCTGCAAAGAAAAGAAAGTTTCCATTACTAATTGTGAGAGAAAATCAAGAAGTTGCAAATAAAATAGAACAATTGACAGATTTCTTACATGTCAAAAGAATTGATTCAAAACACAGAATTTTAGAATTTTTTATACCTGCAAAGTATAAAACCTTTGATGTTGACGAAAAAAGTGATATATTTGCAGAGTTAACTGATATTAACCAAGTTTGGTTAACTGATGAATATGGTGGTAAATATGGTTATTCAATTGTTAATTACAGAAAAAGAATATTACAAACTATTGAGGTTACCAAGGATGGTAAAACAACAGATGAACCAACATATGAAATCATAAAATTTAATGGAACATTAATAGAAAAATTACAGTAATATGGGGAAAGAAGATTTTTTAAAAAATTTAAAAGAATCTCTCGAAAAGGGAGAAAAGAATGAAGAGGTTGTAGAACATCTTAATGAAATTGATAAATTGGCAGATCAGATCACTTCTGGTGCTGCTGCTGAAAAACTTGACAAGCGAGTAGAAGAGAGTGGTGTTAATGAAGAAATGGGTGAAGAAGAAAGAAAAAAAGCAGAAGAAGAATATGCAAAAATTCTCGCTAAACAAAAAGAAAACGATGAAAAACTTAGATTTTTAGCAAATATTGAACAACGAAATGTTGAAATTAGTAGCTTGAAAAATGAATTTGAAAGCGTGAAGATAGGTTATAAAGTAAAAATTCAACAACTGATGGAAGAAAAAATAACACTTATGGCAGAATTTGAAAAGAAATATGGGACAAAAGCAGAAGAATATACTGATTTCTCTGAACCAGATAAAGAAATTGAATAACACAAATTTCACCATTAATAATTTTAATTTTTTTGAATTAAATGCAATAAGTTATAGTGGTAATTTGGATTATGAATTAATTAAATCTTAACTATAAAAATGTGAAATATGGCAGCAGAATACAGAAAAGTTTCAGATGAAACTCTAAAAATTTTTAATGAAGTATTGGATTCAACATCAATCCCTCAATGGGTTGAGTTTGAAGTGGTTGCGGATGATGATCTTAAAGCAAAAGAAGGTTATGTTATTCGTAAACAAAACAAATTAAATGAATTTCTTACAGAGGGTACACAAGTTGTACTTATTTTAAATGAAGAAATTTTTGATGAAATGGAAGAAGAATACCAAAAGAAATTGCTCGAAGAAGCAGTTAGTGGTGTTGTGGCTGATCTTGAAACAGGTGCAGTTAGAATTGAAAAACATGACTTCACAACCAATTCAGGTTTCTTGGAAAAACATGGTGCAGACGATGTTTTACTTTTAAAAATGTCGGTGATTTCTTTATTGGAAGCAAAGAAGCAGCGTGAAGATGAAGAAAAGGAACGTTTAAGAGAAGCAAAAAAGAAAAATAAGAATTAATATTTATTTTTATCATGTTTAATTTGAAAGACCGCCCCATTTGAGGCGGTTTTTTTTGTTTTAGGTATTTATAAAAAAGTATATTCAATGTTTATAAATATAAAATTTCCGATAGAGGACGATGTAGAAAAGAATAGAGCGTTTAAAATGACAACGGTGACTAAAAATGCACTTACGTCAAATCTGCTATTACTTCTTTTAACACAAAAAGGACAAAGATATTATGAACCAGATTATGGTACAAATCTTTTACAATACGTCTTCCAACCAAGGGATAATTTAACTATTTCTGAAATTGAATCAGAATTAAGAGAAACAGTAAAATCATTTATTCCAGAAGTTACAATATCAAAAGTAAGTTTTTTTGATGTTGTCAATAATGGTGGGTATGATATTAAAGAAAATGAATTGCGTGTACTTGTAGATTTTACTTATTCAGAAGACACTTTTGTAGAAAAGGGTTCATTAGAGTTAAACTTCTAAAAATAAAAATATGGCTGACGAAACAAGAATTTCATACAATAACAGAACTTTTGGCGAGATTAAAAGTGAATTAATCTCTATGATTAGAGATTATTATCCAGACGTTCTTAAAGACTTTAGTGATTCTTCTGTAGGTACGATGTTAATCGATGTTAACGCTGGTGTGACAAATAACTTATCTGTCAATACTGATCGTGCTTTCCAAGAAACACAATTACAATATGCTCAACAAAGAGAATCTATTTTGGGTATTGCTAAAAATCTCGGATTCAACGTTCCGGGAACACGACCATCAATAACTGTCGTAGATTTTACTGTAACAGTTCCAGTAAAGGGTGATCAACCTGATGAAGATTACTATCCACAATTACTTGCTGGTTCACAGGTTCTTGGTGGTGGTCAAACATTTGAAACTCAAGAAGTTGTAGATTTTAGTGTTGGTTTTAATCAATTCGGTGATAGTAACAGAGCGATTATTCCAAACTTAGATTCTAATGGTATTGTTCAAAGTTATAATATAACCAAAAGAGAAATTGTATTAAATGGTGCAACAAGTATTTACAAATTAGCAATCGGTGATGAACAAGCAGTTCCATTTTTCGAACTTATATTACCAGATACGAACGTACTTGAAATTCAAGATGTTATTTTATTAGAAGGTACAAATTATTCTACAAACCCAACCGAAGCTGAATGGCAAAATAGTGAGTTTAAATATTATGAGGTTGATTATCTTGCACAACAAAAAGTTTTTACTGATGATCCAAATAGTGGTAGTAACACTGCAACCACAGGTAATACAGGTATAAAAGCGGGTAAATGGATAGATGTTAGTCGTAAATTTGTTAAAGAATTCACAAATGGTGGTTTTTGTAAACTAACTTTTGGTTCTGGTGATAATACGTTGGGTGAAGCAGAAGAATGTTTCTTAGAAGTTGGTTTAACCAATCAAGAATTTTTACAAAATCTATTGGGAAGTAGTGCTTTAGGGGAAAAATTAAAAAGAGGTTATACTTTATTTGTGCGTTATCGTACTGGTGGTGGAACACAATCAAATGTTGGAGAAGGAACATTGAACTCACTTGGTGCTTTTCAACTTAGTGTTCAAGGTTCACGACAAGATTTTAATCAGCAAGTGCAAAGAAGTTTAACAGTAAGTAATCCAATTCCTGCCATAGGTGGTAATAGTGCATTAAATACAGAAGAAGTAAGAAATTTGGTTGCATATAATTATTCTTCTCAATACAGAGCAGTTACAATTAATGATTATGTTTCTAAGGTTATGACCATACCCGGAAACTACGGATCACCATTTCGAGTAAATGGTTTTAAAGAAAATAATAAAGTTATTCTTCCAATTCTTTCGGTTGATTCAAGCGGAAATTTAAATAATACATCTAATAGTGTATTAAAAGAAAATATTGCTGAATATCTTTCAGAATATCGTATGGTAAATGATTATGTTGAAGTACGTGATGGTAGAATATTTAATTTGGCTTTTGATATTGAAGCATATGTTGAAAATATTAATCAAAATCAAATAGCAAACTCAATTATTAATGCTGTTTCAAGTTATTTTGATATAACCACACGTCAAATGAATGAAGATGTGTACTTGGGACCACTCTATGAAACAATCAACAATGTGGTTGGTGTGATAAATGTTTTGGACGTTACAGTATATAATAAGGTTGGTGGTCAATATTCTGTCAATACCATATCACAAGAAATTTCAAACACAACAACTGGTCAAATAGTAATACAAAACAATACTGTTTATTCGACAGAAGATTCTATGTTTGAAATCAAATATCCAAATAAAGATATTAGAGTATTTTTAAAGACTAAAACAAATCTTAATGTTTAATGGAAGTCATAAAGAAAAAATTCCAAATTGTTACAACTACAGGTACTACGACAGGTTGTACTGGTAATTGCTATGTGATTATTCCGTATAGTGGTACTGGTGTTACATACAATTTTAATGTTCTTTTAAAAGCAACTGCAAACGATTGGGGTTTTTTTGATACGCTTTCAGAAGGTCAAGATTTATTATTAGGTAATATTACATGTGATGCATTATCTGCTGCTACGTCAGGTACAAGTGAATGTGATACAGGTTATACTTTCAGCACTGGTGCAACAATATCGGCAGGAACTTATACCGTTACAGGCACTTCTTCATCAAGATTAAATGAATTACGTAAATTTAGTACAAGTGGTTCGTTAAGTCAGTTATATTTTACATCCACAACACCTACTTCTGATGGTGTTGATACAGGTCAAACAGTAACTGGTACGACTGCAAGTACTTATGTTTATTATATTAGTGGTATTACATATCAGGACGATATAGTTTCAGGTGAAAGTACAGTTACAACATTTTCTTTTGAATCATCTGGCTTGACATCACCAGTATTTGATAATTTACCCATAATAAAAAAAGAAGAAAATATTACGGCAAAACCAATAGTTAGTAGTGACGTATTTATTATTAGAGACGAAAACAGTGCGTTTGAAAAAAATTATAGATTAAGAAATATTAACAACATAACTGAATTACAATATTATGCAGGTGGTGCATATTTTAATATAGTAGAAAACACATAAAACATGGCAACAGGAAATTACGGTAATATTAGATCAGCAGACGTATCGGTAGATGATATGGATGTATTTTATACGTTTTCTCCAAATAGAGAAACTGAATCTAATGAAACATTTAGGTTAACACCAACAGATATTATTAGTGAATTATCAGTTCCAACTGATGAACAAGTTGGTGGTCAATCAAATATTTTAGAGGGTGGGTATAGTTTAACTTTACCTGCAACAGTATTTAATCAAATTGGAATTTATACGTTATATATAAGACCAAAAGTTTTGACAAACGTTAATACTGGTGGTCAATTACAAATTGTCGATTGTGGTGTTTTATCTGCATTACCAACAGTTAAAGGAATAATTATTGATGGTAATCAAATAGATTCTAATCTAAGAGCAAATAACTCACTACAAGGATATAAAATTGAATACCTTGATACTGATGGTACTAAGTTAAGAAATGTCGTTAGATACGTTCAAACAAGCAATAAAGTAATTCCTGTTACAGAAAATATTGGTAATACATCACAGACAGCAGTAAGATATAGATTTGATGATTCAGGTAACTTAATTTTCTTACAAGTTACACCTTCATCAGCATCTAATGTTAAACCAAATGTAACACCATTTATTGGTGTACCAAATCAAACTATTTTTATATCAAATACTTTCTTTAACCCATTGATGATCGAAATTGAAATGGTTGAAAATACAGTTGATACATTAGTTGATTATGTTGCAGGTGAACAAATCAAAGACGTTGATAATGGAATTCTTTCTTACTACGATCAAGATAGAAATATTGTTCGTCAATTTAATTTATATGAAATTAAGGATGATGTTACTGATGTTTCACTTTATGAAGTAAAAGAAAAACGCACAAATATCGATTCAAGCCAAGATTTTGACGATATTATTGATGATGTTGAACAGTAATATAATTTTTTATAAAATTTTATAGTATTTATCTAAAGAAAATCCCATTAAAATGATGGGGTTTTTGTTTATTTCGTATTTATAGTTAAAGAATAATCAATGGCGAAGAAGAAAGTAATCAATAAGGGTCAGAATAGTGATTTAATTGGTGGCAATTTTACTAATATTGCTTCTGACACTATCTTTAGTTTTGGTAGTTTTAATTTAACAACAAACTTTACTGGTAAAGAAACAATTGATTATTCAAATGAATTAAGTTCTTTTGTCACACCAATCACATTAGATACTATTGACATTGATGATGATCTTTCAGTTCATATTGATGAATTGACAAAAAATGCAACTCTTAATCTTCAATATAGTGATTTAAAATCATATGTAAGATTTGGTTCTGTTTATGAATTATTAAGAGTAGCTGTTGAAAACATCATTGAATTATATCCTGCAAGTTTATACATGGATAAAAACTTAAAGGCAAATGGTGCAATTACGGTTGAAAATTATACATATGATGCATTATTAAATAAAAGTAGTTTTATAATTCCAAGTTCATACATTACAAACGAATTTGGATTAGTAATTGATAATGGAAACACATCAACTCCAAATGATGATAATCTAAAAAACTTAAATATCTCTTTTAATCAATATAATGTTTGGAGAGTTGATACTCCTGATGATGAAAGTCACACTGTATTAGGTTTTACTGGTGATAGTTCTGGTGTTCCTTATATAAGAATAGAGGCTACAGGTAATCCATTTCCAGAGATTAGTGGTGGTTCGACATCAGGATCATTTAGTTATCATTTAAAACCACAACCTTCTGTATATAATAGATTTAAATTTGATTTAAGTAATTTAGAAGCATATATTCTTGCTGATAGAAAAACAGATCGATCTGGATTTAAAATGGAATTTAAAGTTCCAAACACACAAGAGACAGGACAAGTTATTTATACCAAAAGAATTTATACTTGGGAGACAACTGATGGTTATAATATAGAAATTAGTTCGAGTGCATATCAAAGATTTTTAGAATCTCTTTTAAATCTTGGTGAAATCTATGATAGAACTAAAACAGATTTAATTGCAAGATTTTTAACACCAGAATCTTTAAAAGTATATGATTTAACTGATGAAGGAAAAATTACTAAACTTCTTCGTATATATGGTGCTGAATTTGATCAATTAAAAACATTCATCGATAGTATTGTTACAATTAATAAAGTAACTTATAATAAAAATAAAAATGTTCCTGACCAATTAGTAAAGAATTTGGCAAGAACATTGGGTTGGGACGATCCATTTGTACTCGTTAATGAAAAACAATTTGCAAATGCATTTTTCAGTACAGAAGAAGAAGAAACAAAAGATGATTTATTACCAGCAGAAGTTGATATTGAACTTTGGCGTAGAATTTTAATAAATACAAATTATTTCTGGAAAGCAAAAGGTACACGTGCAGCATTAAAATCAATGTTATTGTTGATTGGAATTCCTGATCCTTTTATAAACATCACTGAATATATTTATACTGTTGATGGAAAGATCGATCCTAACAGTGTTACTTTATCATTAGAAGATTTACCATCCGCATCACTTCCATATGATAGTGAAGGTTATCCTATTGCCCCTGTTGAAAATAATGATTTTTATTTTCAAATTTCAGGTGATAGTGATAGTGGACAGGCATATATTGATCTTTATCGTCAACTTGGATTCAATGTAAATCGAATAGTTGATAATAAAAAATCTTGGGTAGAAGCAGGTTATACCCAAAGAATAGATGACACCACACCAA